GTAATATGTCAAGAATCAGAACCAATGTAATAACAAATAGAATGGCAAACGGTGCTCCCACCGTTTCTCATGGATTAGTTATATCTGGAGTTACCACAGTCACTACATTAGATTTAAATGGAGTAGAAGGTCCTCAATCACAGCTACCTATAATAGATGCATCCCAAAAACATATAGATTCTTTAACACAAGAAAGAACATACCAATTTGGTAATTCATCCGCAACAGTAGGACCATCTACTTTAGATTTAAATGGTGCACAAGGACCGGAATTTCAATTACCCATAGTAGACGCATCAGAAAGACACATAAAATCTTTAACAGAACAAATTCACAACCATAATGGGGGTCCAGGTACAAATCATTATAACGCAGGTCCTTCTACTTTAGATTTAAAT